ATGATGCAGAAAATCACAGAAGGGGTCAGGTTCATTACGCTGGCGTATCGTAGGAGCCGATACCGGAGCCGCCTCAATAGAAAACGGCTCAGGAGTAGACTGGACATACCCAGCCCAATTAGTCTTAATATCTTGTTCCATAGTTCCTCCATAGTGCCTATCATAAAGACCTGTCCAACATGTTGGACAAACCTTGAGTTAGGTACTACAACTTAACTTTACCTACCTTAGAACCCTTAGCTAACTTAGTGGGTGCAGCCTCATACACCTGATACCAGCCATCAGCACCAATACGTTTATGAGTCCATGCCGAGACAGAACCTGCTGGCATAGGTCCACCAAACTTAACCCACATAGAGCCATCTTCACGAGTCTCTACTTCGGTAATCTTAGGTACACCACCAGCAGATGCCATATTGTAAGCCTCTGCTCTACGCTTTAATAAGCCAGGAATACGCTTACCTTCACTGGATGCAGTACCCAGCATTTCGATAAAACCTTCCGTAAGTTTACCCGCTTTGAATGCAGCTAGAGCACGTGGTGAATTCTGGATTCCACCTTTACCTAAGTTGTAGGTTAAATCCATTAATCCACGTTGTTGGGCCGGATGCATCTGGTCAAATGGAATCTTCCAATCACGAGTAGAAGGTACATGCTTCTTAGCATCTTGTTCCATAAGAGCACGGGCTTTACTCTCAGTAAGTTGAGACATAGAGCCGCGATACGGAACTAGTTCATCTCCAATCTTAATATATCCATTTCGCTTCTCCTCTTCCGTGAGGAAGTGACCATAACCTACCGATTCACCATGAGCATCTTTATATGGTGTGAAGGTTCCTGTGGCTTTATTGAAGCCCAGCTTGTCACCATTCTCATCCATAGCCAGTTTATCGTAGAATTGTTGCATATTGCCTCGATAGTTAATCTCGAAGTTAGAAGGTAAATTCTCACCAGAAGCAAAAGCAGAAGACATGAGGAAGTTAGCTAGTCCAAATTTACCAATATCTTTGGCAGTAGGCTTAGCTGGCATAGGTTCTTGTGCACCAATATCTGTACGATATGGGTGAACATACTCACCTTTATCTCGTTCTTCTACTTTCTTCTGATAGGCAGAATCTAGTAATGAAGTGGTATCCAAAGAGGTCACAGGGATTACTCCAGAAAGAGGGCGACCTGCTGCACCAGCACGAATCACAAAAGTACCTTTCTGTTCATTGTAATCAATGTATACATCATCTTTCGTTTCCCACTCTTGAAGTTCCTTCTTCAATTCTGGCATTTGTGTTTCTACATACCTACCAAGCGCCAGAGGTACATCAGTAGGGTTTACACCTTTCCCAACTGACATAAGCATATCAGATGCAGAAGTGTAATCACCTTTAATGAAATAGCCACCGGAAGTCTTTGCATCCTCTGATTGAGTGTAGCGTTTATTGCCCCAAGTAATTAAAGCCTTCTTGATGGAATCCATGTTACGCATACCGCTAGACCAAAGCATATTGGCCTTAGTCCGTAATTCTTCCTCTGCGATAGCTTTACCTAAGTCAGATACTTCGGTCTTACCATCGAACCAGCCAGCGCCAGATACTTCATCAAGTGCATCCCCAATAGCTGAGTTAAACTTCTTAGTTTCCTTCTCAGTACGAGAGAACTTCTGTTGTGCTTCACGGGCAAACCTTGCAGCCTGCAAAGGTGTCTCTCCCATTTGCAATGCAGTATTGTAGTTATCCATATAACCATTCACAGTGTCACCAAAGACACCTCGGCTCTCTTCTGGTAACTGCTCCCATAACTGACGGATGGTCATTAACTCTTGTGGTTCACCTTTGGCAAAGTGCTCAGGTGACAACATGGACTCCATCGCTTTGATACGAGATTCAAAGGTGTCATCCACTAAGCCCTTGGAGTTCATGAATTGCAGTCGCTGCACCTCTACTGCACCACGGATGGCTTCAGCCTCTTGACTGTAAGGGTCCAAGCCTCGCTGCTTAATCTGCTGATCTGCATAGAGTTGACTATCTTGTTTGATAACATCAACGTAAGCTTTCTTCTCTTTATCCGTCTTACCTTGGAAGCCAGTCATGCGGTCAGAGTACAATTCACGTCGCATATCCTGCATTGCACCTAGCTCTGCATTCTGTTTAGCTCGTTGACGCATCAGTGCTTCTAGTTCGGGGTTAGAGAAGACAGAGTTACCTGTCAATCCGTTAATGTGCTGTGCTCGCTCCAGTAATTCTTCATCCGTCAAGTTACCTGCAAGATACGATTCTTTAACTTCAAAAGACATACGAGTCACATCAGCTACATTATTCCTAGCCCAAGCTGCATTGCCGTTAGTGATAGCTGTGATAAGCTGTGGGTTCTTAGCATAAACAGAAACGCCCTTATCATCTTTCACATACTTCAAGGCTTCAGCCATGCTGATATCGCCGCCTTGCGCAAGTGAAATGGCTCGCTCTACTAGCTTCTTATGCATCTGCTCAGGTAGTAAACCTTGCGTCAGCCCTTCACGGATTCGTTCCTGTAAAGCATAACCAGATGCTTCAGGGTCAATGCTTGAATCCCAAGTAGAGGCCACGCGTCCGTCAAAGGTATCTTCACGGTCTGCCTGTTCACGGTCAAGTTTATGCTGGGTACGTGTAGCCCAAATTTGAGGTTGCTGTTCTTGGAAGACGTTAGTGACCATACGCATCGTATCTTTGTCACCTTGCAACTCAGGGTATTGCTGGAACAGCTTGTTCTGCATCTCATTACGAGAATCAACCATGAGTTGTGTCCACTCGTCATCCGTTCCTTGGAAACGAGTAGCCATGTCCTTCATTCGTGCTGCTTCATCATTAGCTAGCAGTTGAGCTTTGACAAGCATGTTAGCACGAGCGCCACCACGAGTTGCATCCTCAGAGGGCATTAATCCATTATATGCCCGTTCCATTTGAACAACCTTATCTTCCTCAATCTTCTGATTAAGAATGCCAGTAGTCACATCAGCTACACTACTGGCTGCTCGAATAAGGTCTTCGATAAATCGACTACCGGAGGTAGAAGCCACGCCAGCCTCCACACCTCCAACTCGCTGAGGTGCAAAGGTCATGACATTAGGAGAAGTGGCCTGCACTTGTGGCAGACCTTGTACTGCTTGTCGCTCAATTGCCATTAAATACCTCTTGTTCCAGATGAATATGTACGAGAATCAGTTAAGGCTTTACCTAATGCCATACCAGACTTACTACCTGTTACATAGGCAGAAGCCAGACTTGGAATCCCTTGAACCAAGGTACTTACGGCAGAAGGCTTCTTAAACTCACGCATCTGCACCTGTCCACCACGTTGGATAGACTTAAGCTGATTAGTGAAATTAATCTTCTGATTCTCATAGTTATCAATAATTGTACTCTGGTTTCTCCCTCCCTCTGCTGCCAAGTCATTCAGCATAGAAGCTACAGAGTTACCACCAGTACCAGTTGCACCTGCAAGTAATGCAACCTGTGCTCGCTGCTGTAGCAGTGAAGCCTGATTGCTTATTGCATCTGCATGGTACTGTTTAGCAGCAGAGCGTTCTGCATCCGCCACTGTTTTGTATGCTTCTTGTGTAGCAATAAGCTGCTGTCGCCATTGCTCTTCTTGTGCCTTCTTCATTGCTTTGGCTTCATCACTTCCACCAAAGAGGTTGCCTAAAAGACCAAGACCTTGCATACCTGCACTAAGCAGACCTGCATTAGAGAATCCGGCAGAAGAGCCACCTAAGAAGCCACCTAAAGAACCAAGCAAACCGCCGCCACCTGCGGCTGCTGTTCCTCCTGCTGCTGCGGCAGTACCACCAGCAGCGGCTGCACCGCCACCTGCAAACATACTACCAATAGAAGACATACCAGCCATAACAGCTGAACCTATAGCCATTAGACCCTCCTTCTTGTTGGGTTGTAACTACCTTCCCACTCAATATCCCTAAGCTGGAATGTGTGTGGAGACTCTACAATGATACGATATACAACATCAGTGCTCTTAGCCCTCAGTGGGAACCTGAAGACACCTTCCCTCGGTTTAACATAGCCTACTGTATTGTTAAGAGCACCGCCTATGCGATTAGACGCTAACACCCTGCGCACTTTACCGCTCTTCACATTCTTAACTTCTACTAAGAAGTCTGGATACATATCAAGATTGAGGTGAACCAATCCCACAACAGGTACATCAATATATGATACGCGGTCTTGTTTATCTCTGATAACCACAGGTGTTGGTTCAAACTCTTGGTGGTA